TTCTTAGTTTTAGTAAGAATTTCTTTACCTTCTGCTACCATGCGTACTTTAGTTTGCACTAAATCACGCTTATCATCGTGGAACTCTGCCAATTCACGTGAAAGTTGTTTAACAACGAATTCTTTAGTTCTACCTAAATGTTCGTTAACTTTCTTGCGGTCGGCTCTAAGTTCTTTGACTTCATTTGCTAATTGAGAAGTAATGAATTTTTCAAGGATTGATGCATGTTCAGAAATTGCTTTCTTATATGCAACACGCTCTGCGATTAGGGCTTCACGGTCTGTTTTAAACTCATCCATTTCAGTTTTGATTGCAGTTGAAAGCATGTTATCCATTGCTTCAACAATCACTGATTTGTCGTGTTCAAACTTCTGTGCAAACTCTTCACGCAACTCGGCTGTTATCTCCTCTCTTGCTTCATTTATTTGTGCTTCCCAAGCCTCTGAAATTTGAGTAGAAACTTCTTCACTCAAAACATCAGACTCAAGAAGGCCAGCAAGGATTTCATTTTGTGCCATTGTTGGTTCTCCTTCTTCTATTAAAGTTTAAGTTCTCTTATGAACTTAACTATTTCTTTTGACAAGTACTTTTGTGCTGTCTTGTCGTGTTGAACACTCTGTGCTAACTTCCATGTATCAAAGCCGCCATTCATGTTCATTAATCCTTCGTATATTGCTTTTGGATATGCATCCGGGGCACTTGGCTGTGCCACAATATCAACCGTGATAATTTCATAATTGCTCACTTTGCCACTATTGTCAACTTCACCAGAACCACGAGACGAGACACCTAAAGTGGCACCTGATTCGATTAATGTTCTAATAATGTTGCCCATTGGCGTAGGAACAATTTTAAGTTTACCAAATCCGTCTGCACCGTCCATCCACATATTTTCAATAATGTGTGATACTCGGTCAACGTTGACTGTTAATTCAGGTGGATGGTCGCATTCGCCTAAAACTGGAAATCCTTCCTTAATTCTTTGTTGGACTGATTCCACTGCTTTTTGAATTTCGTTCACAGGATACATTCTTTGGTTAGCATTTTTGACGTTACCCTGTACAAAAATACCTTCCATAAACATATTCTTTTCACCTGACTCGTTCTCAACAATACGTGATTTAACGTTTGCTTGATTATGTGTATATTTTTCAATAAGAACTGTCATTGGTTTCTCCTAAAAAGATTTTATTACTTAGGCTTTTTTCGGCGCTGGCGCTTTTTTATTGCCAACTGTGTTTACATTACCTGTTTTCATATCTTCTGCTGATGCTGAACCGCCTGATGTGTTACCATCGTTTTGTCCAACTGGTGCCGCACCACTTTCGTCTGCGCCGCCATCTTTGGCTACTGGTGAAGAACCTTCTCCATCATCGCCTTCTTTAGCAGTTGCTGGAATAGTATACTCTTCCAACTTCTCTTCTTCTTCTTCGTCTAAGTCTTCAGATGCCGCTTCTTCAACTGGTTCATCAGTTTCTTCTGCTTCTTCGAAAGTTTCTTCAACTGACTCTTCCATTTCAGGCTCTTCGATATCTAAATCGATGCCGTCCATATCCATGTCTTCTTCGCCTTCATCTTCTGCATCATCTTCGCCAGACATAATTTTTTCAAATTCTGCTTCTAGGTCTGATAGTGCTGACTCTAAATCTTCAACTCTGTCTTCGATTTCTTCTTCCGGTGCTTCTTCATCACTCATTTCTAAGTCATCAACAGCCTCTTCATCAGAAACATCTTCGTCATCAAAGATTTCTTCATTTTCAATTTCGTCAGAATCTTCTTCGATATCATCTACCAAAGATTCGACTTCTTCTGATTCTTCAATTTCCTCAAGTTCTTCTTCTACAACGGTGTCGCTTTCGTTAAGAGAATCCTCATGGATTTGTCGTGCTTGTTCAACAACAAAGTCGTGTAAAAGCGATTCTGCTTTTGCATTTTCTTCGTTGATTAACAATTCTAGCACTTGTTCTAGTGTACTTCTGGACATTATAAGTCTCCTTATTAATCTTATTCATAGCCACAAGGTGCGGCGGTTATAGAAACGAACATATATCATACCATTTAGCAAGTAAAAGATATGATTTGTTTCATACACAAGTATTTATGGGAGTTATGCTCGTATATTGAAAATATACGGCAAAATGAGTGGTTTTGACGGTTTTAAAGAGGATGTTAAGATATTTAGTGAAATATTACTTTTTATAAAGTGATACTTAATTCTATTATTATCTTGTATATTATAAGTCTAGGCCGCCACCTGATGGTGCCTCTGAAGGTCCACCATACTGTTGTTTTACCTGTGCTTTTTCGGCACCTTTTTGGTATTTCCTATACTCTCTAATTTTTCTTAGTTTAGAAAGATGGGCAAGAGTCAAGCGAGTTTTACGTGTATCATCTAAATCGATACTTGTAAACTCGTCATCTTCTGGAGAATAATTTTCATTTATCTCAATATATTTCATTATACTTGCCCGTCTTTTAAAAAAATCTTAATACGATTACTGGTCATCTGACGATGCTACAGTCCAACCTTCACCAATAGTTGCTGAAGCCATATCTTTGATTTCTGCCCAAGCAGAATCAGACCATGTTCTAACAATATGAAGAGAATCGCCCGCTTCTGAAAGAGTAGATGTTGCAACTGCTGTACCTTCGGCTGTTGCTTCTTCGATTTTTGCTACTATAGCCGCGTCTTCTGTACAATCATTATGAAATGCTGTCATTAATGCATCCATATCAGCGTGTGATGTTCCGCTATCATCAGTGATAGTTATTGTTTGTATTACTGCCATTTTATATTCTCCTTGAATAAACAATTATTAAAGAACGATTATTACGCCCCTCGCTTATTGTATTTATGTATTATCGTCAGAAATAGTATCTGTATCGCTGTTTTCTGCGCCAGAAATAGGAGATTCTGTTCCGGAAACATTATCATCTTCGTCATCTAAATCGTCTGCATCAAAATCCGCACTGTCAAAGTCGCCACCTGCTGGTCCTGGAGATGCTCCAACACCTTTAAGCCCATCTTCACTTTGTGCGAGTGGGTCAGACAGGTCACGTTCTTCTTTCCACAGTGATGCATTTTCTAAGACTTCTTCTTCAGATAGTCCTAAGAAACGTTTCATTGCGAAACGTTTACTGATGTAATCTGCGCCTTCGATACTTGTAAATACGTTCATTGCCACTTGGTCTACTTCTGCTTGACGATACTTACCAAAGTTCTGAACAACGTTAAATGATAAGTCAAATGAACTACTTTCAATCAAAACACCACGGTGCTTTAAGAACATCTTAAATTCTTTATCTAGTTCTTCAACAATAAGTTGTTGTAGTCTTTCACAATACTTTGTAAATCTGAACTCTTGTATCATTGCAGTACCAGTTCTACCATCGTTAAACGCAGAACCATTTGCATCCATACCACCCAAGTAACTTGGCGGAACACGCAAACCTCTAAGTAGTTTGTCATTGAAGAATTTCAAGTCATCAATTTCTCCTAAGTTCTCACCACCTGGAAGTGTTTCAACTTTAGAACCACGACCCTCGGCTGTTTGAGCAAAGAAGTAATCTTCCATAATAGAAAGTGGATTGTATGCACTGTCAACAACGTTAGCACCACCACCAGTTTTAGATGGGATTCTACGTTGATGAATTTCATTCTTAATACGTTCTAAGTGTTGACGTGCTTTATGAGTTGGCATATCACCAACATCAATATAAAATACTCTACGTTCTGGCGCTCTTTGAACACGATAGATAATAATACTATCTTCTAATAATTCTTTTTGTTTGTATACTTTAAATACAGGCTCAAGCATACTTGTGCCGAACGGCCAGTATTGGTCGATACCTTCACTTAAAGATACGTGAATAACATGTTTGGCATCAATTGCTGTTGATGATTGGTCTTGAGTAAATCTTCCAGCCTGTGGCGAAGCAGATGAATATCCTTGTTGTGTGCCAGATGTCTGAGTTGGAATACCCATATGCTGACTTCCTGTTTGTGATAGTTTAACACTGTCTGCTGTGATGTTGAGACTTTGCATATTGATGTCTAAATCTTTAATATAATATGCTTCAATCTTTTTACCTTTGCCTTCGTTTACGACAACTTTTTCAACTTTTGCAGGATTTACCCAATATAGTTTATATGTTTCTGGGTCTCTTACGAATAATTGGTCGCCGTACTTTACTGTATTTCTAAAAATTCTAAAAATACGTTTGTTCATTTTATTCATTGAACACCACTGACGCAGTGATTTTTGAAGAACTTCGTTTTCAGTAAATGATGGGTCGTCATTGTATTGAATGTTAAATGGCAGTTTAGTAGTTTCGCTAAAGAGAGTAGAGAACTCAGCAATCGTATCTAGTGCCGCGTTGACTTCGGAATCCATATCCATTTGGTCGTACTGTCCGTATCTTTGAGCCCTATTGGGTTGTCCCAAATAAACCTCTGGCAGCCAACTGCTGTATTTTGAACTGGATGCATTGTTTGTTGCTGGTCCAGTGTCTGGCGCACGGCGAGGCACACCATCGTATGTTTTAAAGTACTTTTTCCAAGTCATAATTTAATCCTAATTTATCTATCTTAACATATTTTATATATATTGTCAACCCTATACCTATATTTATTTACTTAATACCCTAACCAAGTCATCAAGTGATTGGGCAAATCTTTGAATATCCTGATAATTTTCTGTCCAAGTTTTGGTTAAATTTTTGTCGTCATTTATTGCGTCATTATTTCTTACAATTAATGCTTGAGTTGTTTCGGCTTGTAGTTTAAATGCCGAATACAACT